AACAAACAATATTTGAACTACTCAAATGAGGTAATAAGCAATGAAATATTTACATCTACCCATCAAAGTTAACGTACTGGGCTGGCTAATCAGCCACGCCGTAGTATTTGCGGCCGGGTGTCTCGCCGTGAGCTACGGCTGGGACATCGGGCTGATTGTGGTGCTACTGGCGGTAGCCTACGGGCTGGGATCCGCACTGCTCCGGGCTAGCAAATCATGACTGGCACGGAAATTGCAGAGACGCTCTGGGCATTTGGGCTCTTGACGGGCGGCATCTGGGGGCTAACTGAGCTCCTCGGCTCCGTCTGGAGCGCCCGCAAGGAGCTCATAGCGCTACTGATCGGGGCCGTCATCTATCCCACGCTAGCCTGGATCGGTGTGTTAACCATGCCCATCGAGGACCTGAGCACGGCGCGTGCGGTAGTCGCAGCGCTAATCTTCGGGTTGCTGGCGGTGGGTGCGGCGGGGCTCCTCACGGACAAAGTGGTCAACCCATTCCGTGACGCCCTCCGCGAGGCGCGCCAGAAATGAAGCGGGTCCTTGTCGGCGCACTCATAGGAGCCGTGGCCGGTCTAGCAGTCGGCAGGTGGTTGTGGAGGCCTGCGCCAGTCGAGTCAGATGAGATCATCCAAGCGCGCGAGGAGGTGAGAGCCGCGAGGGAGGAAGCCGCACGGCTCGACGAACTTCTGTCAGCCGCGCGAGAGCGGGCCAGGATCCAGGAGCAGCAGTCAGAGGAGCGTATCGCTGCACTGCGGGGGGAGCTCGAGGAGGTTGCAGCGGAGCGTGAGACGCTCCAGGCACAGCTAGACGAGCTCGCGGTTACGGAGCCTCTACCTGAGCCGGTAGCTGACTTGTCCGATGATGCACTGGTAGCCCGTCTCGTCGAGCTCACGGAGACGGCGGAGCTAGAGCCGCTCATCTCGGCACCTCGGCCGGCGGTGGAATCGGCCGTCATGGGTCTCGCACTCGCCAGCATCCAGCAGCAGCAGATACTCACGCTCAGCCAGATGTGCGACGGGATGAGCGTGGAGACCGAGCTACTGCGACGGATAATCTCCGAGCGGGAGCAACAGCTACAAGCAGTGAGCGACGAGCGAGAGGCACTGCGTCTGCGGCTCTCGGCCGAGGAGCAGTACTCCGCACAGCAATTGCGGCTGATCGGCCAGCTAGAGGGGGCGCTTAGCGCCGAGCGCCGGAAGAAAAAAGTTGTCGCCGCAGCGGTTTTCGCGGCCGCAGGAGCTCTCATCATCTCCCGTTGAGCTCCAAACGTCCAATCTTTTGGACGAAAATCCAACCTTTTGAATTCCTCAGAATTCCTCTAAGTCGTTGGTGCGCCTACACTTAGCCGACTATTGCCAGTTTTGCGTCCAATTTGTTGGACTTTCTGGCAGAGTCTAAAGACGCAAGTCGTTCAAAATCAACAGGTTACGACTGGCACGGGGGTTGCTTACTATATAGGTGAAAGGAGCGATACGATGAAGACAGGAACTAGGTTAGAACGCCGAGCTTACGAAGAGGCCAAGAGTCGAGGCGTGTTGGGGAAGGAAGTGGTCTACGGGAGCCGGCCGGCAACGCCGGCTCAACTCGATGCCATCCGGTCGATGGCACGACGTGCCGGGTACAGGTTTGAGTCTCAGGCAATCGAGGCCGCAATCGGCAAAGTGCCGATTGGCGGTTTGAATAGGGAGCGTGCCAGCAAAGTGATCGATTACTTGCAGAAGAAGCTGGCAAAGTAACTGTTCTCCCCTCCCCCGGCCTCCACGGCCGGGGGATGAGGCGCTAGTGATGCGCCTCAAGCGACGGGTAGGTGATCCGGCGGCCAAGGGGCAGCCGGTATCAGAATCGGAGTTAACTTTTAGGAGGTAATTACCATGGAAGAAAAGGAAACTAGAATCGTGCGAATGGAGGACACGGCCGAGCTCTCCACCCTGTCCAGCCGGCAGGAGGGGGCTATGGACATTGTCAAGGCCAGGATAGAGATCCTGGACACGTTAAGGCGTGCCGCGCTGAGCATGACCGCTCCGGAGGACTGGGTACTATTCAGGGCTCGGGATGGCCGCGTGGTCGGCTATCTGTCAGACGCTGGCTGCCAGCGGGTGCGGGATCTATACGGCATTGAGATTTACGGAGTCTCTGACCCCGTAATCGAGCCTGGCGAGAATCCTGGGGAATTTTACGTGATGCTCTCAGGCTCCGGGAGATGCCGCTTCACCGGCCAGGTCGTCGAGGGGATATGGGGCGGCCGCGGGTCTGACGAGGAATTCAACCGCGGCAAGAGCCCCATCCAGAAGAGGCTAGACACCCTTAAGGCTGCCCGTGCGAATCTGGACGGCCAGATCACCCGCGAGCTAGCCGGTCTGAATTCCGTGCCGCTCGAGGAGATCGAGGCGGCGTGGGAGGGCACCTCCAAGAGCTCCGAGCACTGCCGGTTAGGCCGCGGGTTTGGAAGCCGTGCGGAGCGTGAGGCCGCACCGTCGCAGCCTGCGCCGGCCAAATCGGCTCCGGCGAAATCGGCGCCAGCCAAGTCGTCCACGGCGGCTAAGGCCACCTCGCCGGCTCAAGCCACTCCAGAGGCAGATCAGCCTCCGGCGCCGACACCGGACCAGCTACCCAAGTGCCCGCAGTGCGGGAGCGCTACACGCTACCAGCCGGCCGGCGTCAGCTCAAGGTCCGGACGCAAATACCCAGCATTCCTCAGCTGCACCGGGAGGGACTGCCACTGGACCGCCAACTGGCGGGAGTGGCTGGAGCAGCATCCGGTGGAGGAGGCCATAGCGGCATCCATCCAGGACGATGAGTTGTCGCTGTTATGAGAGGAGGTAAGACCATGGAAGCAAAGAAGATAGCTGATACGATTGAGTTAACGTGGGCCGAGCAGATCGCACGCGATGGCTCCCGGCCCGCAAATCATGAGTATGTATATGCGTCGGGGTACTCCGACTGCCTGCGCCGCATGGTGCTCGACATGGTTGCGTCCGACCAGCTACCGACGTGGGACCCGGAGACGCTCGCGAAGTTCCGCAGGGGCAGCGATCGTGAGCGGGATCTGCTGGCGGATCTCGCCAGAGTCGGGCGGGAGTCGGATCCGCCGTTCAATGTCGTGGCACAGCAGCAGAGGTTCGAATTGCGAGGCCGGTCAGGCAGAGTGGTGATCGTCGGCAAGGTGGACGCGCGACTCTCATTCGGCCGCGCCGAGAGCTTCCCATTGGAGGTCAAAAGTTGGTCGCCGAACCTCACTGCCAATATCGAGACCTTCGACGACCTGATGCAGAATCGCTGGACGAGGAAGGGCGCACATCAGTTGCTGATGTACCTATTGGGCTCTGGCGAGCACATTGGGTTCCTCTTGCTCGATCGTCCGGGACTGCCCAAGGTAGTGCCGGTCGAGCTGGACGATGAAAACCTGCGGCGGGCGGAAAAGTTCCTGGCCATGGCGGAGGAGGCAGTACAGCATCGAGTGGACGGAACGCTGCCCGACTACTGCGGTGACCTGGAGGAGTGCCAATTCTGCCCGTTCTTTCGCTCGATCTGCCAGGCTCCGACGTCGTATAGCCCGGTCGACGTGCTCATCGACGAGGAGCTGGAGCAGCTCCTGAACCGACGCGAGGAGCTTGAACCGATCGCCAAGGAGTACGAGACGATCGACAAGCACATCAAGGCACGCTTCCGGCCGGAGCCTGGAATCGTAGTCAAGACCATCGTCGGACCGTGGATCCTCAAGGGCACCTGGGGATCTACGACCCGCTATGAGATCCCGGAGGAGGTTAAGAAAAAATATGCGGTAAAGGATTCTGCCGGGAGATATACGCTCAAAATCGAGCGTATAGGGGGAGGAGGTGAGGCATGAGCCAGAAGACCATCACGAGACTGTTGACCGAGCGAGAGGCGGCGTTACTGCTCGCGATGAGTCCCAAAACGCTAGAGGCCTGGAGGCGGGAGGGGTGGGCCAACCGTCCGCCATGCTACCGAGTCGGAGGGGCAATCCGCTACAGCCTCGAGGACCTCCGCAAGTGGTTGGAGGCCAACCGGCTCCCGCGGAGAATCGCGTAATACCAAACGGCCCCCGGTCGGCAATGCCTCCGGGGGCAGCTCAGTGAAAGGAGTAGTCAGCTGCGTGCAGTATAGCACGCATAGGAGGTGACACATGGATGATGAAATTACGTTCGAACTAACCACGTTCGAAGTCGCGTCTTACTATGCGGTTTCCGAATCCACAGTGCGGCGCTGGTGCCGAAGTGGATACTTGCCCGGCGCCGTGAAGATATGGGGGCGGATGTCGAGAGGGGAGGTGAAAAAACAGCCTCCTGATTTAACAGCGGGAGAATTTAACAGGAGTGAATGATGGACGTGATCATAGTTCGGTTGGATTTAGAGGTGCAAGTCAGTCTTCCGGAGGGGCCAATCCTGCATGATGGAGAGCTAATTGCCGAGTGCAGAGAAAGAGCAATTGAAACAGCACTTTGCGCTATTCCGCAAGAGGCGAATATCTACATAGACGGTGAGGACAAAGAGCCCGCAAAGGTCTTCATTGATGCTTCGGAAGACTTTGTGGATGAGGTTCGGATCGAAGGCGAGTGATGTTTGAAACGGTGATGCTTTAATTGACGATGAACCCGAAAAGTGGGCCCGCATCATCCACCCAGACCGGCATATGCCGGCGTCGTGGGACGGGCCCGGAGACCTCGGTTAGGAAATGTACATTTGGGAAGTGGCAGATCCCAAGTGCGGCGTTGGATGGATTCGAGCCGCCGAAGTGGCGGCGGCTAAGGAAGGTGACGTAGCGCCAGCATGAAAAATGCCCGCCACCTCGGGGAGGATGGTGGCGGGCGTGCGGAAAGAGAAGCTGGGTATAGAATAGTATAGCACAGGTGCGCTCTCTTTTTTTCGCGGAAGGAGACAATATGAGCAACACACCGGCGGCTGGCAGTGACTTGGCGTCCGCAGCGCTGAGGTATGCGGAGTTGGGATGGGCCATCTTTCCACTGGCCGAGCGAGCGAAGGTGCCCAGGAAGGGTTCGAAAGGCCTGCTGGATGCGACCACGGACCGCGACATCGTGCGGCAGTGGTGGCAGGAGGAACCGCAGGCAAACATCGGAGTCAATTGCGGACGATCGGGCCTGGTCGTCATCGACGTCGACGTCCGAAACGGGGGGGCCAAGACCTGGGCGGAGCTCACCACGCAGTACGGCGACGGCATTTCCCGCACTGTCGCCGCCAATACGGGGGGTGGCGGAAGGCACTTCTTCTACAGGCGAGGCTGGAAGCCGATTAAATCGGCGGGTGGTCTTCTCGGGCCCGGAGTCGACGTCAAGAGCGAGGGAGGATATATCATTCTCCCCCCGAGCGTCCACCCTAGCGGGCGACCCTATGCGTGGCTGCGTGATCCGTGGTCCGTGAATCCCTCACCCTTCCCGCCTGAGCTCGAGGCTGTATGTGCCGCCACACCTCCACCGCCGGCAGTGGAATCACCTCCACCGCCAAGCGGTCCCCGCCGAGAGAATGCGGCAGAGTACTGGCTGGCGAGGGCACTCGAGCGCGCAGTGCCGGGGACCCGCAACGAGACCGGCTTTTGGTTGGCGTGCCAATTGCGGGATGAGCGGGCCCCGAAGGATGAGGCCCGCGGCGTGCTCATCGACTATGCATCGCGTGTGACCGGACTGGGCCCTGAGCCGTATACCGAGCGGGAGGCTCTAGCGTCGCTCGAGGAGGCATACTCGCGTGCACCGCGTGAGCCGGCCGTCATACCCTTGCCGCCACGCGCGCCTACGCCGGTGAATATTGACCCGGGCGATGTAGATCCCGAGGTTCTCAATGCTCTGCACATGACCGACTCCGGCAACGCCGAGGCGATGGCGCTGCTATTTGGCGACCGGTTACGATTCGCCCACATGCAGGCGCGGACACGGGACATCGTCGGAGTGTGGCTCGTGTGGGCCGGCCATTACTGGAGACCCAATGCCATGGGCGCCGTTGATCAGCTGGCGCTTGCGACGGCACGGGCTCGACAGGATGCAGCACGCGTCCTGCCGTCGGAGGATGGCCCCTCGCCGCAGGCTAAATGGGCTCTAGGGTCGGAGTCGGCACGGCGTCGGAAGGACATGATCGCTCTGGCCCGCTCAGAGCCTCGGATCGCCGCACGGTTTGAAGACTTTGACACCGATCCTTGGCTGCTCGGGACTGAAAACGGCGTGCTGGATCTGCGGACCGGACAGCTCAGGCCCGGCCGGCAATCAGACATGATCACAAAATCGGTAGGGTACGCATTCGACCCAGACGCCACGTGCCCTCGCTGGCTGCAGTTCCTAGGGGAGGTGTTCGACGGGGATGAGTCGCTAATTGACTTCGTTCGACGGGCGGCTGGCTATTCGCTGACGGGGACCACACGGGAGCAGTGCATGTTCCTCTGCCACGGACGGGGGGCAAACGGTAAATCAACCTTGCTTGCAACGCTGCGCGCCGTGCTAGGCGACTACGGCGCGAATACGCCGTTCTCCACGTTCGAGATGTCCGGAGCAAAAGGGCAGAGCAATACGAACGATCTGGCCGCACTTGCTGGTGCTCGGCTTGTCTGCGCGACCGAGACTGCCGAGTCCCGCCGGCTCAATGAGGCGCGAGTCAAAGCTGTCACTGGAGGGGATGCTGTTACGGCCAGGTTCCTGTACACGGAGTTTTTCACGTATACCCCTTCTTTTAAGGTCTGGCTCGCGATGAATGCCCTGCCGCGCATCGTGGGGCTAGATGACGGCATTTGGCGGAGGATCCGGCTCATTCCATTTCGTGTCTCGTTCAAAGGCCGGGAGGACAAAAATCTAGAGTCGACTTTACGCGCCGAGGTGCCGGGGATCCTAAACTGGGCAGTGGAAGGGTGCCTGGAGTGGCAAGAGTACGGGGACCTGCTCGCACCGCCAGCCGTGATCAAGGCGACCGACGCATACCGGGAGGAAAGCGACACGATCGGGCAGTTTCTCGCGGAGGAGACTGTGCCGGCGCCGGCAGATGAACGAGTCAGAGCGTCCGAGCTGTACGCCGCATACATGCACTGGTGTCAGGAGAACGGCGAGAGGTACGAGACTGGCACGGCGTTTGGCCGCAGGTTGGCCGACCGTGGCATCGTGAAGAAAAAGACGATGACTGGTGCGTACTACTACGGATTGCGACTCATCAATCCCAGCACCGTGGGCGAGTGGGAGGGGTGAGCTACATGACAAATTGGGGCATTTCACCCACTTTTGGCCTAGTAGGGCATGACGGGTTTTCCAATATGACGGGTTATGACGGGTTTTTCCCAAAACTTTCTATAGCACCTCCTTATAAGGGACTTTTAGGAAAATGGCGTCATACCCGTCATACCCGTCATAGGAGAAATGAAAAGTGTGGCATTTCACCCACTTTTGGCGGAGGTGAACAAGCGGGAGGCAGTTGACATGGCATATCAGCCAGATGGTGTATCATGGGAGATGATGATCTGGATCGGCGTTGACCCCGGTCAGTCCGGGGGCATAGCTGCGGTCACCGGGCCCGGCCAGGCTGAGGCATGGCCAATGCCACGGACCGAGCGCGATATTTGGGACCTGTTCCGCAGCCTCGCAGACCGTCCTGGGCCTAAGACAGCGCTCATCGAGCGGGTGCATAGCATGCCGCGTCAAGGCGTTGCGAGCACGTTCAAGTTTGGGACCTCGTACGGCATGCTGCGCATGGCGCTCATTGCCTCCGGGATCCCGTTCGATGAGATCACCCCGCCCAAGTGGCAGCAGCTGATGGGCTGCCGATCCGGCGGAGACAAAAATGTGACCAAGCAGCGGGCACAGCAGCTGTTCCCCTATCTCCGCATCACGCACGCTACCGCTGACGCTGTACTACTGGCTGAGCTGTGCCGGAGGACGTACAATGGCTCCTAGTAGGCAAATTGGACTCAATAAAAAAAAGAAGGAGCTGTTCCTGGCTGAGCTGCGGGAGGGATGGTCCGTAACTCGAGCAGCTAGAGCCGCAGGGATGAGCAGGGCAACTGCGTATCTGTGGAGAGAGAAAGATGCGGAGTTTGCTCGCGCATGGGACGATGCAAAGGAAGATGGGGTCGACAGACTCGAGGACATCGCAAAGCAGCGAGCATTCGACGGATCAGACACGTTAGTCATATTCCTCCTCAAGGCCAACCGCCCGGACAAGTACAGAGATACGCAGCAGATCAGATTCGACAGCCAGTCGCCGCTGAAAGTGACGTTCCGTATCACAGGAGACAATGCGGATGTCGATGGCTAAGCCTAGGAAAACAAAAGAGATAGCCATCGAGTACGAGCGCCCTAAGCTGTACCAGAAGCAGCACGACGCGTTCTTCTGTCCGCAGAGATACGCGCTGGTGGAGGCCTCGACCAAGAGCGGTAAGACAGTCGGCTGCATGGCCT